TTATAAGGATGGATTTGCGAAATATCCTGATACACTACTTGCTGATTCATTTTTTCTCCCTTCTTTGCTATCCCGCTGGCGTTGCGGGTCAAATTGGGGAGCGGCGGTTTTCTGCCTCCTTTCCGGGCATAAAAATACCCGCTCGGTGGCGAAACCGGGCGGGCAATGCGCTATGATTAGAATTTTACGGTATTATTCTACCACATTTTTCATGCCGTGTAAATGACATGATTTTGACATCGGCCTACTCCATGTCCAAGGCATCAATGCCGAACATGAGCGCCGAGATTTTTTCAACGGCCGCATCGTGGTCTCGGTATGCCTGACGGGTGCTCACGCCCTCCAGCGCCGCAAGCTGCTCAATGGACTTGGCCTCGTCGTCAATGTACATCGCTTTGATGATGCGGTAGCCGCGCTTATGGGCCTCATTCTTGCTCTGTTCGCAGTACGTCTCGTACAGGGCCAGCATCGAATCAATATGACGAACCATGATTTTTGTACGGCGGCAGGAGTTGCGGATCGATTCGACCGTAATCGCGTTATTGCGCTGAAGCATCATATCAAGCAGTTCCAGCGCAGTTTCTTCTTCCTTGCCGTCATGGTCACCCGTTTCGTCCGTATAGACCGCGCCCGTGCAGTGCTTCTTGAACATCCGATAGTTTTTCAGCAACAGCTTCGTGTTCCGAAGTCGGCGGTCACAGCGGCCTGCGGCTTTGCGGGTCTGTTCTGCGATAACTTCCTTGGCGCCCTCACGAGCAGCCTTTCTTGCGGTTTCCTGAATAACGGCCATCATTTCTTCCGGGATAGTCATTTTGCGCACCCTCCTGTTCTATCGTTGCCAAAATACATCAATTTAGGTATAATAGACTTGCTCTATCGGGGGATTGCGCAAGCGGTCCTCTTTTTTATTGCTCAGATAGTTTTCATCCTGCGGGTCACCTCGCTCTGACTCAAAACCGCCAGCGGCACACGTTTAATGCCCCGCTCTGCCGCCATCTTCGCAGACACAGCGCCCGTCACGCGAATCATATCTGCCACGTCAACTCCAGACGAATAGTACTGCTTCGGCGGGCGGCTCCCGCTCTGGATGTCATTCACTTTAAGCTCTTCATGCAAGGCCTGTTCCACACAGCGCTTCAGCCATTCCTTGGCGCAGTCCTCGCCGTCTGTCTTGACCCATCCGATGTACTGTCGATAGTCGTCCATGGCTCCTTTCTTCAGCCGTGCAAGGCGCTCCTTGCCAAAGCCAAACGTCAGATGCGCCGTCGCGGCCATAACCAGCCATGCGATCTCAGCGCCCTCATCCTGCGCCATGCGAAGTTGCTCTTCCCTGTGATTACGCGGAGCTCGATTTTGCGGCAGACGTACCGTGAAATCACAGATTTCCCTTAAATCGTCCCGCATGGCTTCAGTGGCCGTTCTCCGGTTCCCAGAGTCGATTTTACTTTTGTAGCGGGCTTGGAATGCCTGCATCTCATTACAGGCCCGCCGAAGCCGTTCCGCACCAATGCCTTCTTTTTGATTCATGGCCGTAACGATGCACCAGCAAAACAGCTGCGACGCTTCATCACGGGCATTCATGCGCTGCTGTTTGATTTCCTTGTTCATATTCTCCATCTCCAATCTTTGCATCCGAAAACTTTTGCCAGGATTTTCTTGTGCTTACTGCAATCCCAGTAGTTCTTGCACCACCGACACTGACCATTGCACAGGAACGACAGATGCGCTTTCATGTACCCTCCTTTTTTCTTCCGGCCGATTTTCCGGCCATTTGATTTACGGCCCAAGACCATCCAGCCATAGGCAGCGCGGCCACGATCAGGATGATAGATACCACCGCCGTCACCGTCTGGTCTGAAAGAACTTCACGAATCAGATTCATTTTTTGCTCCCTTTCCGCACGCCGATTGGAGCACTTTCCTTTCCGTCCGCCGATTGAAGTACTTAACCGGGGAAACTCCGCGTTCATCACAGTCTTTGTTGTTGAAACTGACGATGGCACCGCAAGTTCTCTTATTGGTGCACCGAATACATTTCACGCCCGTACCACTCATAACCTCATAGGTAGATGCGCCGCAGAACGGGCATTCCTTGCTCTTAGGCTCGATGTGTGCTTTCATTTGCTCTTGCCCCCTTACAACACCCCATGTAATAATCCGTAGGCTCCCAGTCAGAAAGAACAATTTCACCAATTTTGTCGCACCAGCTGTCGCCCTCTCCAATGTACATACAGTTCGGGCAAGTGTCGGGATTGCACCGCTTCTGTGGTTGGCCTTTTCGGTTATAATGATGTCTCTTAGTCATCAGGATCCTCCCCTGCGCACCGGCTTCTTACCATTCCCGGCAAACTTGTCAGGCCGTTCGTCGCTCATTCCGCGGGCCAGCACCAGCGCTCGCTGGTCATTCGGCATCTGGTAGACACAGCCAGTCGAAATGTGCATATACAGGTCATTCAGCACAGCACGGGCAATTTCTGCGGTTTCATACTGTCCCAGCCGATACACCGCACCGCCGCCCGTAGGAACAGCCTTGATTTCGTGCTCAGGACTCACATACACGCTGGTGCACTGGGCAATGTTCGTGATGGAGTCCCATTTTTTGTTCATGACGTACATTCTGCATCCTCCACATAGCACCAGCTTTGGGGTGCCCTTTTGACTTTGAGTGGTTCAAAACAACATCCTGTCTGTAACAGCCGCGTGTATGTTTCCAGCGGTCTCGGCTGGTCATAAATCTTCAATTCTGAAATATGCCACGCCCAGCCTTGACCGTGCAGATATTCCCAAATCTGGTCTCTGTCCATGCACGCCTGCTGCTCAAAATCATCCGGTGTATGATTCAGCGGGGCAACTTCATAGATTTTGTCGCAGACAAATTCGCCAACAACCATCTGCGTTTTTCCGCGAACGCTGTCCGGCAGTAACTTATCGAACTTTACGAATACAGGCTTTCCATGATGGATTTCGCCATCCATCGTTTCTTCCCCGTCTTTGAAAATAGTGATAAGCTGTTGCGGTGCTTTTGTGCAGTAGATGTACACCTTGAACGGTTTTCCTTTTTCATAAAGGTGCTTCGGATAATTTTTCCGAACCTCCATAGTTTTCTTACCTCGCAAGATGAGGTCACACCATTCCGGCCGGATACTCAGCAGAACAGCTTTACCCTGGACCATAATAATCAAACCCCCATACATCGTGATAATACTCTGCGCTACGAACTTCTTCGCCGCTACCAATAGAAGGAAGAACCCCCAGCATGGAAAGGTCATTCCAGCGCTGCCTGTATATGCACCTTTGGCACTCCCTATTTAGGGTGATGGGGTGGTTGTGGAACGGGACAAGGTCAGTTTCGCAAACCTCTTCCGTGGTCGCCCCACAATAAGGACATATCCAGATAATTTTTGCCATAGTCGGTCTCACACTTCCCAGTCTTCAGGACAGCCCAAAACGCATTCACCATCCCCGTTATCGCTGGTCGGCCTGTCAAAGCAGCAGCCCTCGCACCCACCTGTGCGTGATTTACAATGGTTCCTTATGGCAATCGCCATATCAACAGGATCCATCAATAAAGCGTTGGGCGCTTTCTCGTCGGTGCCTACCTTGCGCAGAATCTCGCAGGTTTCTTTCATGCCCTGCCGATTTTTGCAATGAATGACCACATCGTAGGTGTCATCGTACAGCTCGAATTCGCCATCATCATTGCGTATAAGTAAGATTTCTTTACTCACTGCGTACCTCCCCGTCGTCTAAACAGCCTTTGAGCTGTTCGAGCTTTTCGAGCACGATCTGCTGTACCTCTTCAGGCTTGCCGACGATCTCAACGAGCTGCGCCAGCATGATGTAAACATCCGCGATTTCTTCCCTGACGCTCTCGTGGGCGACCTTGATCTTCGCACCGTTGCGGTAGTTGAAGGTTACGGCCCGCTGGAGATTGCAGATTGCCTTCGTGAGCTCTGACATTTCCTTGATCGCCATCTGGAGCTGAGGGGCGGTGCCGTACCGATTGATCGCCTGCCGGATGGTACTCAGACCGTAATTAGGAATGACCGGGATTCCTGCATCCTCGTACCATTTGAGCTTTTCCCGCAGGGTCGCGTAGGCCCACAAAATCGTGTAGTGCTCTGCGATCAGTCCGTCAATGCTCTGCTTCGGGTCGTCGAAGAGGTGATCGGTCAGACTTTCGGAGAGCTCCATATCGTTGCAGCCCAGATCGATGCTGCTGCCATGCCCCTTGACGAGCTGCCGCGCATACTCGGTCAGTGCCATTTCAGGTTGCCGCAGCCATACCCAGCCGTCCTCGCTGACGTCAGTAAAGTTGAGGGCAGTCTGAAAATTGTTCACCGGGTTGTCGGTCGTCAGCCTCGGAACACTCTTAATCTTTTGCTTATCCATTTACTCACCCTTCTTTTTGAATCATCGTCATATCGTAGCCGCTCTCCACAAACTTCACGCAAAGGTCGTGATTGATTCCATTTCCGAGATATGTATAGATGTCCGTCATTTCCTCCAACGTAAAATTCGTACCCAGCAGCTTGTTGATGCCCTCAAAGTGGAGTTTTCTTTCCTTGGGCGAGACCGCTTTAATTGCAGTCCGCGTAAGCCACTCCAAAATTTTTGCTTTCAGCTGGGTTTCGTCGGTCACATCTTTCAGGCTGAAGCCGGAATCAGTTCTCAGACTGAAAACAAGTTCGTTTTGCATATTCACGAACGACTGCGGAAACGCCGCCTGAATTTTCCTCGACCACATGGTATCGAAAATGTTGAATTTTTCTACACCGGCTACGGCTTCCGGTTCTTCTTTGGCAAGATAATCAATCGTGTTTTCGACATCTGCCAGCGTGTGAATATGTCCCAGTGAACTTTCCATGCTCAGCACAGCTTTCAGCTGGTCAGCGTTAAGCGTTCTCATTTTTTTACTACCTCCTTCGGCGGCAAAGGCATCCACCCAACCACAGGAGAATCAACACGGTTGTTATAAACATCCTCCGGGTTGAAATAACGATATTCCCACCAGCCTTTAGGAATAAAGTAATCATCGCTTTCTTCATCGTAGGTTCCCCACTCGAAAATCTCTTCCCAGTAGAACTTGCTTTTTTCGGACAAAACAGTGCCATCTTCGTAGTGGGCCGTCGTAATCCCATATCCGCCGCAGGCTGTTTCAAACAGAATCAGCACTTCCGTCTCAACTTTCGGAGGATCCTTGTCGGGGTTGCGCCAGAAAGAAAATAGCGTTTCTTCCTGTGCAACAGGAAGTTTCTCGACCTTTTCCCGCGCTACCCGGAGAGTCGCAGAAACAACATCATTCGCACTCGGCTTCTGAATCGTGTTATACTCCAGGCATTTCAATACGTCCTCACGGTTGATGAACTCAGCCATTGTCTTCCTCCTCATAAATGTCGAGCTTCATGTCCAGTGTGTACGGGGTGTCCACCGCGACGTCTGCGTCCGGGTCAAACTGTACGTCCAAGCTCCCATCTTTCAGCGAAATGGTGAGCACACAGTTATTGAGCTTTGTCGTAAAGCTGTCACCATCGTTCAACTTCCCATGGTCAGCCGCGTACAGCTCCAGCGCCGCTTTAATCGCTGCGTTCGACTGTTCCATCAATCCCTTTTCATTCATCTGAAATCACCTTCATCTTCACCACATTGAATTTTTCATACTCCGGGTAGCAAGCTCTAGCCATCGCCTTAGCCCGTACAGCAGCACGCTTAATGCCCTTTTCATCGACAACAACGCACGGCAGGAGTGCAGAGCCACGTTTCCCGGATGCAGCGATAAGCATCTCATACTTTGCCATCGTCTCGTCCTTTCTCTGGTTTCGGCGGGTGCGCTTCGCTCTGGCGGTCTATATCACCATCCACGCAGCACGCCGCATAAATCAGAAGTGCAGCCATCACCGCCAGAACCACCAGCACAATCCAAAGCCACATTTTGCATCACCCTCCCAGAAGATTTTTCATCATATACCCGGCCATAGCCTGTGCATATGCCTGTTTAGGAACGTCTGCCGCACCATTCTCTTCCAGCAGCTCTTTGATGCTGTGTTCGCGTCCTGCGCCGTCAATGGCCCGAACTCTGGTACTGCCGCGATTGACCGTCACCGTTTTCTTATCGCGCGGGTGGATGCCGAACGGAAGCTGGAAACCTTTCTCAAACACCCAGAGGTGATAGCAGTCGCAGACGTCCACCAGCCGGTCCTGCGTTGGGAACACTTCGACGGCAACTCGCTTCTCGCCGAACAGGTCGTTTTTAATTTCCATCTTGACGGCCCACGGGATATCCCCGCTGCCGTCACTCCGGCCAACGCCCTCTGCCGCCGTAATCGTGACGTGTTCGACCTTGCCCCATTCCGTGCGGAGCAAACGAGACATCACGCTGTACTTCTGGTCTTCGCTGATCCATGCCCGATCCATCTCCCTCATCCAGCCGTGATAAGGTACTCCCAGCTCTTCAACCGCCTGTTTCGGGGTAATCGTCTCAATCCACTTCATGTTGCTGCTCCTTTCCAGTGCTCGTGCCCATCAGCTCCGGCGTGTCCACTACATTTCCAACCACCTTTGCGGTCAGAACCAAGCTTGCAAGACCATGCTCGACAAACTCCTTTCGGTTCTCCGAAAATTCTGCGTAGAATCCGATATGGCCTACGCCGTAGTCGATGTATTCGCCGTATCTTACGGCAAAAATCACATCTTTGCCGCATCGATCGTCTTTCAAAATGTCCCCCTCAAAAACAGGTGCCCCGTTTCCGTCCGTCAGAGTCGTGTTCATGCCGATCGTAAACGGCTTGACGAGATGGGCGTATGCCGGCTCTTGCTCGGAGTTGATGTACCAGC